AGCCATTATGAGAATTAGACAGGGTGGTTTGGTTCGACATCCTGAAGATTACCAAGACGAACCTATTGTACGAGGCGAAGTAAAGTATTATGGCTAAAAAAAGTATCATAGATGCAATTACAAAATTATATTCTAAATTAGGTGGAAACCTATCCGATGTCCTCGGTACCCGGTCCAATGTCAATTTTATGGGAACCGGTAAATCTTCAGAACCTTTCCTAGACATGGATTTAAACATAGAGGCACTTGGTGCAATATCTAAAAGCAAAGCGTTAGACGAATTAAAAAGTTCTGTTGGATTTGCAACTGCTGACAAACTTAACGACGTACAAGCAAACAAACTTTTAACTAACATGATGAAGATGGATGAGTTCTATAACCCTCGTCAAGTTACAAACATTACGGACCTGGCAACAGGGACCAGGGACCTGGATGCACAGGGTCTAGCATCTTTAAGAGTTGACGTACCGTTTCCTGAAGTAGAAAAAAATACAACGGGTTCTGTAATGTCAGTAGATCCAAGAGGACCGGAATACGCAGGTATGGAATATCCTGTAAAAAGTAAAGCTTTACCTGATCAAGAGAAATCAGCTTTAATGTCTAGACTAGACGAGATTGTTAAAAAGAAACAGGCAGAAGCTGACCTACCACCCCCAGGTTCACGTGGTGGACCAGAAGATATTGCAGCACCTTTTCAATCAGCAGAAGAAACAATTAAAAATATACAAAAGACACCTTTCGATGAAGCAGTTGAATACAACGCAAGACCAGAAGATGTTGTACAGAATCTTGTAGATCAAAAATTTGGTATAGGTTACTTTGATAATGTTGGATCAACTCCTGCTCAACGTGGATCTGCTAGAGAATTTTTATTAGAAGCATTAAAAAAAGAAAACCCTAATCAAACAAACTTTGCAGATGTCGTAGAAGCAGCTGATGTAAAATATATTACAGAAGGTGGCGGAGGATTAGCAGGTGACCCGTTAACTATAGTTAATAAATACTTTGGTCCAAGAATCGCAGAAATGGTGCCATCAGGTGCAAGCTCAGAAGAGATTGCAATCTTTACAGAAAGAGTTTTAAACAATGTAGTCGATGCAAATGGTCTACGTCCAGGGGATCCAAGATTCGATAGACTAACTGCAAGGTTCGTAGAAAACTTTGCAAGAGGCGGACTAGCTAAGATCCTGGAGGTCTAATGTTAGTAGAGACTAAAAAAAGATTAAAAGAACTTCAAACTCTTTTTAAAAAAGAACCTCAACCCATTTCTTCAGAAAGAGCTAGTGCTATTTTTAAAAAAGTTTTTCCTAATATAGCTGACCCTGCAAAAGGTCTTTCTAGAAAAAAAGCAGATTACCCACAATTCTTTAAAGGAATAAAGTTTACTTTAGGAACTGAGTTAAGTGACGGTAATATAATGAGAGAGTATTTAAAAAAACGAGCAAAAAACATAACAACAGCTATTGAAACCAGCACTCCAAAATTAAACAAAGCAGCTAAAACTAATTTAGAAGTATCTACTCTTGCAGCTATTGTTAGAAAATTTAACAAAGAAAATGGTGAAAAATTTTTATTAAGAGGTGGTAGTCAATTTGCTGGCAGCATACATGACCCTCTATATGAATCTTCTAAAAAATTTAAAACCTTTTATGACAATGCTTATAAAACCCCATGGAACGAAGCAGATGCATATCAAAAAAGCAATGCTGTCAAATCTTTTAAAGAAAGAGCAAAAATTCCTACGGGATATACTTTAACCACTGAAGAATTTTTAAAAAACATAGGTGGAATAGCAAAAGGGTCAATTGCTAGTTTAATTAGTAATCCTAATCAAAGTAATACAGGTAAGTTTATAAAAGAAAATTTTGATTTTAAAATAGCACCTACACCAGCAGGATCTTATTCAGAGGGTATAGGAACTACTCAACGTTATTGGAAAGACCCTTCAGATACTACAATTAGAAAATGGAAACGTTATTTAAACTCTAAAACAATAACTAGCGACATGAAAAACCGAGTCGAAACATTATATAAAGATGATGATATAAAAGACTTAATTTTTAAACAGAAAAAACTCCCTAGCCTGCCTATAGTCCAAACAGTTTTAAATGATACATCTCCTTCAAAAGCTGCAAATGCAATGGCAACTTTAGCAAGAGTTTTAAAAGGTGATGAATACAAAGGAGATATTAAAATACCTAAAGACGTCGTTACAGGTAAAAGAATTTTAAATCAAATTGGAGATATTGGTAAAAGAGATCCATATAGAGTTGCATTTTATAATGCAGCTTTATCAAATGTAGATCAGTTTTATAAAAATGAAGGTAACGCTAGTTTAAGTAGTTTTAAAACAGCATTTAGAGATCAACTAAAAAATATTTTAGATATACCTGAAAAAGGTAAAGTTCCTTTTAGTGTTAATGAAGTTATTGGAATTAGCACAGGTGAAATGAGGGGGCTTCAACCTTATTCTGCTTTTGTAGATGTAACAAAAAAAGGAATAAACGAAGGACCACTTGCACAGTATCAAGGAAGATTATCTAGATCTATAGGAAGAGTGCAAACAGCATTAGCCGCAGGCGATACTGCGGGTGCGCAAAAAATTGCAGATGAATTAATAGCTAACGTTCCAACTTACAAAGGGTTTAAAGATTTATCTAAAGCTCAGATAGAAAGTTTATCATTGCCAGAAATAAAAATAGGTAAAGAAATAGACCCAAATGTTTTTTCTAAAGAACAATTAGCAAGATACAAAACAAAAGGATTAGACATTCAAGCCATTACAGATAGAGAAGGTTTTTATATAGATCCAAAAGGTCGTAAACCTTTTTTTGATGTAAGTGAACAATCTTTTAAAAATACATTATTAAAAGCTGCTAGAACTAATGAAGGTAATGTATGTCAAATATTTAGAGCAGAGGGCGGTAGGATTGGTTTTGCAGCTGGAAGTAGTTGTGTGAAACAAATGGAATTTGCATTTGACAGTGATCCTGTAAAACTTTCACAAGATATAAATAAACTTCCTTATGAAGAAGGACCAATTAATAAAGTCAAAAGTGTTGCAACAAAATTTTTACAAAGTCCAATGTTAAGAGGAGCTGGTAAGTATGGAGCGATTGCAGCAGGTGGTGCAGTAGCCGCGGGTTTTGTTAAAGAGTTTATGAACGATGACCCGACAACTTATTTGTCAAACGAAGAACAACAAAAAAATTTATTAATTGATATGGTGACAGGATCATTAGATGATACACCAGAACAAAGTCCAGCAATCGGAGATGCTTATCTTCCAGCGTTAGGCGCAACAACTGTAGCAGGTACAGCAGCAGTTGCACCCTCAACAATTGAGGCTGCAAGAAGTGGAGCGTTAGGTGCAAAGAAATCCGGTATTACAAAGACCGCATTAAAAACTTTAGGTAGAGGTTTATCTGCAACACAAACACCGCTTGGGTTACTTGCAACTGAACCTTTGTATTTAGCAGAACAAGTACAACAAGGAGATTCTTTAACCGATATTGCAACAAACCCATTTAACTATATGGGTGCAGCATTTGCAGGTCCTGCAACTGAATTTGCAACAAAAGGATTAAATCCTACAATTGCAAAAACAATGAGATTGGGTATTAGCCCCACAACTTTAAAAACTGTGTCACGTAGATTCGGATTACCGGGTCTAGCATTATCAATGGGTATTAGTGGTTATGAAATGTTTGATGACTACAGAAACAAAAGAGGTATGTTTAGTGAAGAATAAAACTCTTGTTGCAAATATGCAACACGTTAAATTTAATGCAATCCCACCACTTAAGGGACCTGACCCACAGGGGTTGAATGTTCCTTTAAAACAAGCTACAACAATAAAGAACTCGGAGAATATAAATGGCAGATATAGACAAAGCCCTACCAAACGTAGAGACTGAAATTAACATACCTGGACAAGAAGAAATTGTCGAGGCTCAACAAAATAATATTGAAGAGCAAGTAGGTCCAGATGATATTGAAGTAACGCAAGAAGAAGATGGTGGAGCAACAATTAATTTTGATCCAGAAGCAGTTAATGCAGGTGGTGGTGAATCACATTTTGATAACTTAGCAGAATTATTACCTGATAATGTTTTAGGTAAATTAGGTTCAGAACTTGTAGCAAATTTTGAACAATACAAATCTTCAAGAAAAGATTGGGAAGATAGTTACACAAAAGGATTAGACCTTTTAGGATTTAAATACGAAAACCCAACTCAACCATTTCAAGGAGCAAGTGGTGCAACACACCCTGTTCTTGCAGAAGCAGTTACACAATTTCAAGCGCAAGCTTACAAAGAATTATTACCGGCTAATGGTCCAGTTCATACAAGAATAGTTGGACTAGCAGATAGAGCCAGAGAAGACCAATCAAACAGAGTTAAAGAATTCATGAACTATCAGCTCATGGATGTGATGAAGGAGTATGAACCCGAGTTCGATCAAATGCTTTTTTATCTCCCTCTTGCCGGCTCTGCGTTCAAGAAAGTTTATTACGATGAACTACTTGGCAGAGCCGTGTCTAAATTTGTACCGGCCGATGATTTAGTTGTTCCATACACTGCAACTTCTTTAGAAGATGCTGAGTCTGTTATTCATGTTATAAAAATGTCAGAGAACGATATTAGAAAAAAACAAGTATCTGGTTTTTATAAAGACATAGAATTATCTCAAGCTTATGACCAAGAAACAGAAGTAGAGAAAAAAGAAAGAGAACTAGAAGGTGTTAAGAAAACTAGAGATGAAGATATTTATTCTGTTTTAGAAATACATACTGATTTAGATTTAGAAGGTTTTGAAGATAAAGATTCAGATGGTGAGCCTACAGGAATTAAACTTCCATACATTGTTACCATTGAAATGGGTAACAGAGAAATACTAGCAATTAGAAGAAATTTCCAAGCAATAGATCCACAAAAGAAAAAAATAGATTACTTTGTGCATTTTAAATTTTTACCTGGAATGGGTTTTTATGGCTTTGGATTAATACATATGATTGGTGGTTTGTCTAGAACGGCAACTACTGCTTTACGACAATTATTAGACGCAGGTACATTATCAAATTTACCGGCAGGATTTAAACAAAGAGGAATAAGAGTAAGAGACGAAGCACAGTCAATTCAACCTGGAGAATTCAGAGATGTGGATGCACCTGGAGGAAGTATCAAGGATGCATTTATGCCATTACCATTTAAAGAACCATCTGCAACTTTATTGCAGTTAATGGGTACAGTGGTAAATGCAGGGCAACGATTTGCCGCCATCGCTGACATGCAGGTCGGGGACGGCAACCAACAGGCAGCTGTTGGAACGACTATTGCTCTGTTAGAACGTGGTTCAAGAGTCATGTCAGCCATACATAAAAGATTGTATGTGGCGATGAAAAATGAATTTCAATTATTAGCAGGAGTTTTTAAAACTTACATGCCTCAAGAGTATCCATACGACGTAGTTGGTGGACAAAGAAATATTAAAGTTGCAGATTTTGATGACAAAGTAGATATTATACCTGTTGCAGACCCTAATATCTTTTCACAATCACAAAGAATTAGTTTAGCACAAACAGAATTACAACTTGCGCAGTCAAATCCGCAAATGCATAATTTATATGAAGCATACCACTCAATGTATTCAGCAATTGGTGTAAAAAATATTGATAAAATTTTACCACCACCACAACAACCTCAACCAATGGACCCTGCACAAGAAAATATTTTGTCAATGTCAGGCAAACCGTTCCAAGCATTCAAAGGACAAGACCATCAAGCGCATATTACAACCCATTTAAATTTTATGGCAACAAATATGGCTAGAAATAGCCCTCCTGTAATGGCTGCACTAGAAAAAAACATTTTTGAACACATTTCTTTGATGGCACAAGAGCAATTAGAGGTAGAATTTAGAGATGAAATTGCACAATTAGGACAAATGCAACAAATGGTCCAACAAAATCCAATGTTACAGCAAGATCCGCAGTATCAACAACAAATTATGCAAATGTCGATGAGTTTAGAGTCTAGAAAAGCAAAATTAATTGCAGAAATGACAGAAGAATTTAAAGATGAAGAAAATAAAATTATGGGAGAGTATGGTGGAGACCCAATTGCTAAATTAAAAGCAAGAGAACTTGATTTAAGAGCTATGGATGACTCTGCTAAACGTGAACAGGCCCAAGAAAAGATAAATTTGGATAGATCTAAACAATTAATGGGCCAACAGCAGTTTGATGAGAAAATGCAACAGCATGAAGAGTTAGCAGAACTTAGAGCAGATACTTCATTAACTAAAACCCAGATGGGAATTGGCTCTAAAATGGTTAATGATATGATGAAACAAACCGATGTTAGGATCTTGAAAGGACCTAGAAGATAGTATAAAGAGAATATATGAAAAAAAATAAAAACCCAAAAGTAACTCCTGAGTTAGGTGCAGATAAAGATGGTATGCAGCAAGGTGGTAT